CGGATCGTCGGTGCGTATCCGTGAATTTGCACGAAGGAGCGGATCGCGTCGAGAAGATCTTTCGTTTCCTCCTTCACGGTCAACCCTCCCAAATCCACGAGACGTCGAGCCCGTAGTTCCGAGCCGGCTTCGTCGGGTCGAGAACCATATCCTCGACCCATTGCCCCTCGTGCAGCGCGAGCGCGATTAGCGAATAGTTCGCGAGATCGAGCAGAGAGTCGCGAAGGACTTTCTTCGTCTCCTCGTCCATAGGGTCGAGGACGACCCGACCGTCGACGACGGTTCCTCGGAGTTGCGCCGACGCTCGTTCGACTTTATTTCGAAGCTGCTCGACGACGCCATAAAGACCCGCGTCAAGAATATTCTTCGGGCCGTACTTCGCTTGACGCTCGACGAGAATCTCGAACGCTTCCGCGTAGTACGGGAAGAGGAGATATTCGAAGAACGGACGCCCGCTTCCGTCGTGCAGAATCGGGAGCTTCTCCTTCTGCGGTTGCATTTCCTCGCTCATTTTTTAGCCTCACTTTCCCTCTTAAATAAGAGTCTAAGTCTAAGTATCACGTATCAAGTCTATGTCTCGTACCGTGACGCGTACGATTCGTCACGTTTTACGAACGGCTCCGTCACGTTTTCCGTACGGGGAACGCGTCGTCATAGCTCCTCCTTTCGTACGGAATAAGCCATTCGATCGGCCATAGTTGACCGAGCTTTACGTCGTGCATATCGCGCCACGACTTCGAGGTTCCGTTCCCCATAGGCGAACCCTCGGGGACGAAGTGCGAGAACCGCTTAAACCGTTCGACCGGCATATACCCGACAATCCACGCCTCCTCGTAGTGATAGCCCGGACGAGCCGCTTTCGGATACAACGAGACGAAGACGAAGAGATCGGGAAGATCGGGCTTCGCGAGCTGCTCCGCTGCGATCCCCGCCTCGTAGTCAATCCTCGGAGGGACGCTCCTCGGCTTCGTCTTGACGTCGACCCGTCCGTGATCCTCGACGAGAAAGTCCCACGGGAGACGCTGATCGCCGACGTACTCCGGCTTCGGGAGTTCGAGAAGTTCAAGAGCCCGCTCGAATGCGGCCTCGCCGAACGCTCCCGCGACGAGAGCCTCCTCGCCGAGATACGCCGACTCCGGGGAGAGCCCCTTCGGGTAGAGCTCACGAGCCCGAGCCCGTAGAGCCTCGTCGATCTCGATTCGCATTCCGTACCCGCTCACGACTCGACCGTCTTTCGAACGATCGACGCGATCGATTGCGGAGCACCATTCGAGGATCGAGGACGCGGTACGCGATCGCGGAATTTGATCTCGGAAGAAGCGTAACCCGCCGCCTCTCCCGAGCTGACTTCCGGCTTTCGCTCCCGATACGCTTTCGCCCGAGCCGCTGCGGTCGGGTCAATTTGATATCGAGTCCAACGCGAGACGTGAATCCCGCCCTCGGGATCGACGGAGAGGAGACCCTTATCGACGAGCTCCTCGACGCACTCCGCGACGGACGTCGAGACGACCGCTTTTAAATGCGCGAGGGAATCGAACCCTCCTTGCCGATCCTGCTCCTTCGCTGCGAGAACGATTGCGACGAACGCCCAACGGACGCCGTCCGACGAGAGCGTCGCGACTTTCCCGTCCTTCGGCATTCCGACGTCGAACTTCGCCCACGGTCGACCCTTCATTGCGCCTCCTCCTTATACTTCTTATCGACTGCAACCAATCGTCGCCCGATCCATTCCGCAACGTTCGAGACGACTCCGTTCCCGCAGCATCGGTACCGGTGCGAATCCGGGACGGACGCCCCTTCTTCGTCGACCGAGTGCGTTCCGAGGACGATATGCGTCGCGCGAATATCCCCGACGTCGAACGTATTAACCGTATTTGCGAGTCCGTCGTCGACCCACGTTTCCGGCGATCCCGGAGAGCTTACCCGTGCGGACTTGCGGTAGACGTGCGGAATCGCCCGTCCGGTATCGAGCGTCGGAGCCGTCCCCGAATCTCGGAATATGCGTTCCGACTGCGGAGAATCGCTACCTCCCCCGGTTAGGCTTCCGTCTTTTTCCTGCGAGGATTCCAATCCTTCGCGATCGTCCAACCGTCGGGCCAACTCATAAGACGCTCGGTTTCCGTCGGCGTCAACCGACGAACCGTTTCCCCGGAGTCCAATCCGTCCGCAATCGCTTGCAGAGCTGCGGCGAGATCTTCCGGTAACGCGCGTCCCCGCCTCGTCGCCCGTTGGAGAATGCCCCGCGCCGCATTCGCACTCATGAAGTACTTCTTCGGAGCGGAGAGATCCATAACTTCCGATAAGAAACACTCGCCGCCGTCGTTGAGGGACTCCGAAATATTGCGCGTCCAAAACTCGCCACGAAACGCCGAACCCGAGTTCCCCCATCTCGTCGAGGAGTCGGGCGAAGTCGCGACCGCTATTCGAAGTGAGAAGCCCCGGGACGTTCTCCAAGAGCACCCATTCCGGACGCTTTCGTTCCAAGATTTCGAGAAATCGGAAAGCGAGAGAGCTTCGAGATCCGGCGAATCCCCTTCGCTTTCCTGCGACGGAGAGATCTTGGCAAGGGAAACCTCCGGAATAGATTTCGGCATTCGGAATATCCTCCTCTTTCACTTTCACAATATCTCCGAGATTCGGCACGTCGGGCCAATGCGTCGAGAGTACCGCGGACGCGTACGGATCGATCTCCGAGAAGGAAACCGTCTTAATCCCTGCGCGTTCGAAGCCAAGATCGAGACCCCCGACCCCGCTAAAAAAGCTCGCGTGCGTAAGGGTCACGACTTCACCGTCCGGGAGACGTGAATCATTGCGACGCCGAGGTCGACGACCGCGTCTTGAAAGTTCGTCCCGATCCCGACGACGCTTCCCGCTGCACCGACGACCGATACCTCGACTCGTTCGCCGATATCGACGACGAAGTGCGGCTCCGTCTTGAAGATCTCGGAATACGCTTTCTTAAACCGCGTCACCTCCGCGGCGAAGTCGTAATTGATCATCGTCCGCCCCCTTGCGCGTTGACCCACGCGATCGACGGTCGAAGATTGCACCAACCCGAACGCTCCGTATCGTCCTTCGATCCGCAGCTATAAAACGAATACGGCCCCTTCGCCCCGGTTCCCTCGCGAAGCTTCCACGGTCGAGCGTGCTTCGGGCATACGCCCGAGCCCTTCGCCTCGTCCGCCTCGACGAAGCCCATAGCCCGCGCAGCGAAGACGAGAGCCTCGTCCTCGGAAATCGACGGAGAGGCGGATTTCCCGCCCGTAGAGGCTTCGGATTTCGCCGCCGAGGGTTCCGATACGGGGAAGACCGTCGGAGCCGCCTCGGGAGCCCGCTTCGCCTCGATCTCGTCCGCCGACGCGATCCGCTTCGAGGCGAGCCCCGCCATTACAAGAGCCCGACCGACCGCCGACGTCTCGCAGTTTTCGAGCTCGGAGCCTCGGGTATACGGGGTCGTCCCCGGAATCACCATTGCAGAGTGACCGATCCCCGCGGGGACGGTCGCCGTCGCGTCGCGGAACGCTTCCGCTTTTACGACGACTTTCTTATCGGTAAGCTCGACGATCGCAGTCGTAACGCGACCGAGCGGATACTTCTCGTACCATTCTCGGAGCCGCTCCGCGACGTCGATATAATCCTTCGAAAGTTCGAATCCCATTATTCCGCCTCCTCTTCCTCGGCCGCGACAAGCGAGCCGACGCTACAACCCTCGAACCCTACGTCCGGGTTCGGTTTCCGCCATTCGCACGAGCCGCAAAAATTCGTCGAGAATGCGACGTCTTCTTGCGCACGTGCGCCCATAATCGAGCGCGTCGTCTTTACGTACTCTTCCGCGAGGAGGAGTTGCGCCGACGTAACGCTCCCGGTAATGAGCTGATACGTAGGCTTCGTCTTCCGAACGTAGGTCAAGTAACCCACGTCGGGAAGATCCCCCTCCGTATACGCCGCCCATAACCAAGCGTAATAAGAGAGCTCCGCCGACCGGAGATCTTTCTCAGACTTCGATCGATTCGACGCTTTCAAGTCGAGGATTAGCGTCCGACCGTTCGGCCGCGTCGTCCCCGAGAGGATAAAGTCCGGCGTCCCGATAAGATCCCCGACCCGCAGCGATTCGCCGTCGAGTCCTTGCAGCTTCGCCCCGTGGAAGTCCACGAGAGGAGCGTCCGAGGTTCCGTGACGGAGCACGTCGAAGACGAAGAGATCGATCGCGACTTTAAGATCGTCCTCGAACTTCAACCAATCGATCCCCGCTTCCGTCTTCTTCCCGCGAACGGCTCCCATACCGTCGGCGAGCACCTCGTACGGATTCCACGTTGACCCCGCACGCTCCGCGAACGCGATCGAGAGAACCGCTTCGTCGAGAGCTGCGCCGAACGCGACCCGCTCCGGGATAATCCACGGAACGCGCGAGCCGTCGGGTAGGCGAACGTGCTCCGAGAACCAACCCTTCCGACCGCATAGAGCCGTCGAGGTAATAAGGGACTTCGAGATCCCCGTTCGCTTCGGGTCGATCGCTTTCGAGATCGGCGACGGGCTCACCGGAGCCCCTGCACAATCACTCCGAAGAGCACGACCGCGAGTACCGCGACGACGGTCAATCGTCGACGCTGCGCCGCCCGCTCACCGTGAACGAACGTTTCGTACGAGTCCTTACGGACTGCGAGATTCCGATAAACGATCGGAGACGTCTCTTTATTAAGCTTCACTTCTCCTCCTTCTTCGGTGCGTATGATTCAAAAAACCATTCCGCCCCCGGCTTATGCTGCGGCAAAAAGTACGAGTGCGACGGAGCGGGGAGGTTATCCCCGAACCCGATTCGCTCCTTTAACTTCCGATACTCGGTCGGCCATAGGCTCGCCTCGACCGCTTGGTCGAGCTTGACGACGACGTGAAATCGAGGACTCTCGGGTGAATGCGAATACGTCGAATACGCGACCCACGTCTTCTCCCGGAGAGCCTCTCTCGCCTCGGCGTATGCGGTTCCGCCGTCGACGTCGAGGACGAGTGCGGTTACCCGCTCGACGTCCGCATTCCTGCGGCGTCCGCCGTCCGTCAACGAGACGGGAGACCAAAGAGCCCCGCGTTCCTTATCGGTCGATTCGACGCTTGTCGAGAAGACGTCGACGAGCTGCTCCCAAGCGGTAAACGATCCGACCGGCTTCGTATCGAAGAGCGATCGATATTTGACCGCGATCATTACGAGCCCCGCATAATCTCTCGGGCGTAGAGGTAACCGATTACCGCATACGTCCCGAGAATGATCCCGCGAATAAGTCCAATACGAATTGCCTCTTTCATTCTTGCGCCTCCTTTACTTCGATTCGTTCCCATTCGTAGCAGGGCCGAAGCTTCCCCGCTTCGATCTTCTTCCGGTACTTGCCGCACGTCGGGCATTCCCCGAGGTGATCGGCGTCGTCGAGTTCGACTTTCTTCGCCTCCTCCTTTCTCATTCTGCGATTCGCTTCGAGTCGAGGGTGCAGTCGCACGAGTCGCATTCGTTAAAGCGAAGCTTCTCGCGGTCGAGATCACCGAGCTCGATTAGTTCGAACTGCACTCCGGGATTCGCGGCGAGCGTTGCATTCGTGCAGTCGCCGCAGTTGACGCTTTCAGACGACGTGCGTCCGTTAACGCGAACGATAAACGCCGCCATTATTCCTCCTCCGTCTGACCGACGAGATCCGCGTCGCAGTTAGCGCACAACCAACCAACCTCGGTCGAGTTGTCGGCGTTGCGGGTGAAGTACCAAAGAGCTGCGAACTCGCCGGGTTGAATCGTCGTGCCGCAGTCGACCGTAACGGTGCAAGCGGAGAGATGATTAATCTCGTTACCGATTACCGGATCGGACTCCTTGCGGACTGCGCGCCAAAAGCGCGAGCCGAGGTCGCAACGGTGATCGATCTCGACAATGAGCTTCTTATTGGCAGTCATTAGCGAACCTCCCAAGCGATATCGTCGACCAAAATTGGAGAATGGTTAGCGTGGGCATAGGCCCCGGTCGGGCGATGCGAGCCGTGAAACTTGCAACGACGCGCGACCGAACCATCGGCGAAGAAATACGTCCAAGTCGCCGAATCATTGCAACGCATAAAACTGCAAGCGATAAGCTTCGCAGAATTCCGCGTAATAAACCGATCGGTCGCGACCGGCTTAACCGAATTATTAAGTACCGTCATTTTTGCCTCCTTCGTTTCTTCACGGGGAACGTCCCCGATCTACAAGGAGAATACGGGAACATTCGTTCCCGTGCAAGTCCCGTTCCACGATTTCAAGGTTAAGATTTCTTAACCTTTCCGCACGGGGAAGAGAGACCGCGTCCCGGGGGAGGCTCCCGAGACGCGGCGTACCCGCGATCTTACGAGGTCAAGATTCGAGGCGGACGAGGTACTCCGCACTTAGTCCCGACGCAGCTTGGAATATGAGCCATTGCGCCGGCTCCCCCGACGCTGCGACCCATTCTTGCGCGTAGGTATTCGAGGACTCGATCGAGCCCGCTCCGAATGCGGTTATGCGGCCGTCCGCCGCAACGACGCGAACGGGCGTATGCCAATGACCGAACGCGGCGTAATCCGGCTTCCCTCCGTCGAGTGCAAGAGACCAACCGCCGAGACGCTTCGCGAGCGAGTACCACGGGAAGCCGAAGCTCCCGCCCTTCAATTGGTCGCCGTGGAAGAGAAGCCATTTCCGACCGAGGACTTCGACGTACTCGTGCCAATGACGCTCGCCCTTCGTATACGTCTCCTTCCACGTGATCCGCTTCTCGTCTCGGACGAGCATTGCAGCGGTTCGGTATGCGATCGCGTCCGCGTTCGACTCGGGAGCCGACTCGCCGTATCGACCGATCCGTCCGTGATTACCGATCACGCCGACAACGTGGACTTTCTCGAAGTTCGCCGCAAGCTTGCGGATAAGTCCCGCGAGCATTTCTGCGGTCGAGAAAATTTGCGAGTAGAGCGAAGAGTCGACGAGGTAGGACTGACCCGGGAAGATATTCCCGTCGCCCTCGACGAAGTCCCCAAGAAGGAAGACGTACGCCTCGCGTACCGGGTGATCCTCTCGTTGAATCGCGACGAGCTTCTCGACTTTCTCGGCGAGTTTCTTTACGCGATCCGCTGCGACTTCGGAGTTATACGTCGGGGTCACTTTCCCGACTTGCCAATCCGCGAGCAATAAGACCGCGACTTCCGCGTCTTTCTTTCGCTTGTCGATCTTCGGAGCGGGAACCGGAGGAACCCGCATTCCTGCGGCCGCGTCTCTCGCCGCGTTGTAGACCGCTTCGACGAGCTCGTCTTGCGATCGCTTCGCTTTTTCAAGTTGACGAAGGACGCGTTTATGCGCCTCTCGCAACTCCGCGACGGACTCGGATTCTTTCGCGACTTCGAGAGCGTCTTCGATCTTCGTCATTACGCAGTCCTCCCGCAGCGGCATTCGCCGACCCTATGACGCGCGATCGACGCGCGTTGAATTTCCGACCCGTACGCGACTTGAATCGCGCGCGTAATCGCAGAATGCGACGCGGGATTATTCGGATCGAGGACGCGGTCGAGTGCGACTCGTTCCTCCTCCGGTAATTCTGCGCGCAGCTTCGCGACGTGGCATCGAACGCCGATCCCGTTCCGCGGTTGAAGCGCGAGGGCTTCCTCGATCTTCGACATATATTCGCCTCCTTACTTTCCCCGATTGCAAGCTCGGGATTCGTCGAGCCTACACCCGGAGCCGAGGTTCGTCTACCTCGCAGCGGCTCGGCTTCGCTTCTCCGCCGCTCGTACCGCTTGCACCTTCCCGACCCCGAACCGCTTGTCGTCGGGGTTTAGAGCCGCAGCGATCACGGTTAGGGACGAGGCGATAATCGCCGAGAGCACCGTTCGGAAGTCTTGCGCGGTCATATCGAGGATCGGAGCACCCGTCGCGAGCATTACCGCGATTCCCGTCGAGAGCCCCACGCGGGCCGCTTCGAGAAGTGCAGCTCCGACGCCGCCGTTAATAAGGAACCATTTAATCCGGTCGATCATCTTTCGCCCTCTCGTCTCTTCAATTCCTCGGGCGAGGAGCTTCCCCGCCTCGTCCCAATTTACCCGACGCAGGATTGCCTCGGGCGTCTCGTACGTCGATTTCGCCGTAGACCCCGAAACGCGGCTCGTAGAGGCTTCGGGCTTCGGTTTTGGCGTATTGATACTCGCGACGATCTTCGGAGCCTCTGCGGGCTTCGGAGACGGGAGTTCGAGGGTTCGCGGGTCGATTGCCTCGTCGGGTGCGAGCACCGGAGCGGGAGCCGCTTTCGGGATCTTGACCGAGACAAGCCACAACATAGGACGAGGACGCTTCGCGTTGACGGGGTCAAGCCCCCAATGCGCGAGCGTGCGAGCTTCGGCTTCGGAGATCTCGATTCCGTTCGCCTCCTTCCCCTTACCCGAGAGCGTCGGGTCGGCGAGGTAAAACTTCCCGTCGACGATTGCGAGCGCGACCGCGTGACGGTACGAGTGACCCGGACGACGCTTGATATTCGACCGCTGCCACGCCGAGAGCGCGTGACGCGGAATCGCGTTATGCGCCGAGAGTGCGACGATCGCCCCTTGCCCCTTCCGCATTCCCGAGACTGCGGCCGCCCACGACGGAGCGGGAGTTAGCGTCGCCCCGAGGAGCTTCCCCGCCGCGACCATATGCGCGAACGTCGTCGGGTCGGACTTCCCGAAGCGATCGATTCGACCCGCTTTCGTCGCCGCGTCGATTGCGGCTTTCACGCCGGGAGAGACCGCTCCCTTCGAGGAATGGTGAATCGCCATTGCGAGCGCGGCGAGACCGCAGTCGTCGATAAGACCATTCTCGGCGTGCGGGAGTTGCGAGAAGACTTTAAGCGTCACGGTGTTACGACTTGCAGGATTGCGCCGATAAGACCCGCGCCGATTGCAGCACCGAGGAGGATTAGACCGCCCTTGATTTTATCGACGTCGGATCGAACCTCGTCGAGCTTGCGGGAATGCGAATCGAGACGTCGGAGGATCTCGTCAACGTTCGACCGCGTCATCACTTACCCCTTCGCTTCAAGTTCCTTAACCCGCGCCGAAAGAGCTCGAACGGCTCCGACGAGGTAAGGGATCATTTTAGCGGGTGCGAGGGACTGATAGACGGGGTTCCCGTCGTCGTCGACTGCGTCCTTCGTACCCTCGACCGCTTCGGGAATATGCGGGGCGACTTCGTGCGCGATAAAGCCGAGGAGATTCTCGTCTCCCGATTCTCGATTCGCGAAGAGGACGGGACGAAGCGCGTCGATCTTCTCGACGAAGTCGATCTCCTCGTCCGCTGAACGAATATCCGTTTTTAATCGATAGTCCGAACCCGCGGCGAACGACGGAGCGGTCGTCGAGTTATTAGCGACGAGGATATGACCGGTTCCCGTAAGTGCGGTTCCGCCCGAAGTGATCTTTCGAGCGAATCGAACCATTTGTAGATTTCCATTGAAAAAGCCCGAATAAAGAAAGAGCGTCGCGTCCCCTGCGGCGGCATTAGGGGATCGTTCGAACGCTGCGATTCCCGTATCCGAGTCGAGAATCCCTCCGGGTTTATCAACTTCATTAAAACTATTAGTCGTCCTCGATCCGAAGATAAAACGATCGTTCGTTCTTAGCTGATCCGCAGCGTTTCGATAAAGAACGACGTCGGCGTTCGCGGTTCCGGCTCCGAAGTACACATACCCGCCGTCTTTCGTGCGAAGCTCGATATCCCCGCTCGTCGGAGTCCCGCCGCCCGTAATCGTTCCCGCTGCGTTTAAGTAAATCGAACCCGTATTCGTATTAAGTTCGAGCTTCGGATTAAAGCCCGCCGTCCCGAGCGAGTTCGAGTGAATGAGGAATATTCTCCCCGTCTGACCGACGACCGCTCCCGCTTGACCCGGGTATTCTTGGTCGACGAATGGGACGACGGTCGTCCCTCGAATAAGACGCATTTCGACGAGGTCGATCGTCACCGTTCCCGCGACTGCGGTCGAGAAGGTAACTCCCGTTCGGAAGAGAATCGACGCGCCGTCCGTGGGGACGGCTCCGCCCGCCGCGGGATAATTGACGAGTTCGAGAGCGGTTGCGTTGTATCCGAAGATTGTCGTCCCTGCGGTCGTCGTCGTACTCGCCGCACCGGTCGTCGTCGTCCCGTCGGCTTTTAAATATTGCGTCTCGACGAACGCGGAATATCCCGCGGTATTCGAGGCCGCCGTAAACGCAGCGCGAGCCGAGTAGACGTACGATTGCGCGCGCGAGCTCGGAGCCGAGACCCTTCGTTCGAGATAAATCTTATCGCCGGACTGCGCGCCGACCGCTCGGAAGCGAATCGAATATCCGTTCGCTTGCGCGGCGTCCTCGACCGCGTACGCCGTGATTCGACCCGAAGAAGAATCGACAAACGTAAAGTACGGAAGCGGATTATCGTCGGAAAGCGGAGAGGCACTTCCGATCGACTGCGGAGGAGAGGCGAGGTTTCCGTTTTGAATGCCCGAATAAATGCCCGCCGAGAGCGTATCGCCGAGAGCGTACGCCGTCCCGCCGTCCGAAGAGGTCGAGAGGAGCGGAGAGCCGTCGTCGGATTGAATCGTTCCCGTGACGCCCTGCAAGACGGTTTCGTCGGTTCCGAATTTGTTAATCATTGTTAACCCTCCCCGAGAATAATTTCTCGTAGACCCTTCTTGCGGAAGTTAAGTTCGAGATCGAGCTTCGCGATTGACGATCCCGGCTCGAAGCCGAGCGTAAGCGATTCAATTCTAAACATAGTCGCCGTCCCGATATCAAGAGCGGGAGCCGTAAGAAGGAGATAATCGCCCGCTTGAATCCTCTTAACGAGAGAGAAGGGAGAGCCGCCCGAGTACCCTTGAACGAATCCGTATTCGTGATCGGGAGTCGCAGTCGACGAGCCCGCGCCGCTGACCGTAAGAGAGATCGTTCGCTTCGGTTGATAATTCAAGTTGAACGTCGCACCCGTGAAGCGGTCGATATAATCCGCTCGGTTCACATTGTCGAGACCGCGGAACGATCCGAGTTCGAAGAGCTGCTCCGCCCTCGGGCCGCTGCGCGCGTACGCCGTACCCGGGCCGCGAGGCGCAGCGGAGCCCGCCGTTCGTACGTACGGGTCGACGGTATTCCCCGTCGTGAATGCTCCGGTTCGATCCGCAAGATCTCCTCGTCCACGGTCGAGGTCGGATTGCCACGACGCTGCACGCGTCACGATTCGGTCGACGGTTGCGTCGTGATCGAGGGTTACCGTAATCGAGTCGGCGTAGACCGTCGTCCGAGCGGAGCTCGACCCGACGACCGGGGTTCCCGACGTCACGATCGCGAACGGAGCGGTCGGATTTGCGGGTGCGGTTCCCGTCTTTCCGTAATTAAGTTTCCCCGTAGCGTCGACCCAATACCGACGAATTACGCCGTCGACTCCTTCGGCGAGCCCGCGGATCGTATCGAGGACGGAGGAGAGAGTCTGCGGTTCGACGCGGAACGGATTCTTCGACGAGGCGATTACGGTCGACGTTCCGACATACGTCGCACCGAGCGAAGCGTCGAAGATAAGCTTCGTCGCGGCGTCTTGCGTATACGATCCGTTCGCGGCTCCCGCGACGTACGAGAGGATATTCGTAATAATTTGTTGGTCGGTCGTACCCGCAGCGGTAAACGGGCCGACGTTTTGTTGCGTCGCCGAACCGATCTTCCCTTTACGGACGACAATCTTTTCGAGCCAACCCGTCGGATCGCTTGCAGTTACCGCGGCTTTCGTTCCGACGCCGTTCGGAAGAAGAGAGACGTCGATCGAGGTTATATATCCGAGAGCGATCGGAGTCGAGCCGGAATAGCGCGTATCGAAGAAGCGAACGCGCGCGTTATCGTTCAACGTCGAGAGCGCGAACCACGGGCTCCCGACCGAGAGAGATTCGGTCACCTCGAAGGAGATCGAGGCTCCGCCGCCGTTCGCGGCTTGACTGACCGAGACCGATTCGGGGAGGACGAACGGGGTTCCCGCTTGCGCGTACGTCGGGAGCGTAAGGAGATTCGCGCCGCCGTTAACGCCGTCGACTCGCAGCTCCCACGGAAGAGCCCCCATTACCTACCCCCGCGGGGCGTTCGCGTTACATCTCGGGCGAGTACCGGTACGACCGCTTCGGCGACACTCTTCGCGCCGACGTAAACGTTGTAATACTGATTAAAGCCCGGGGCGACGGAGCCCGTCCCCGTCGGGGTCGGAGTCGGAGTCGTACCGCCGAGGGAGACGGGATTAATACCGCCCATTCGCAAATACTTATCGTTTTCACCTGCACGCTGCGCGTCGAACATCTTCTTTAACCAATTCACCGCGTCGATTGCGGCGTCGATAATCGCCTCGATAACTCCGAGGATCTTTCCGAGGATTCCGAAGAAGATCTCGAACGCCGCTCCGAGGAGCTTTACCGCGACTGCGAGCGGGCCGTTTCCGTTATCCCATAGAGCCGCGGCAAGCTCGCCGATCTTCCCGACAATCCGAACCGCTGCGTCGAAGATTGCGCCGAACGCAGGGACGAGCTTATCGAGGATCGGCCCGACGACTTGACCGATTGAATCGGCGACGCCTCCCGGCTTGACGAGGTTATCGATAAATCCTCTTATTGCAGGGACGACTTTATTAAAGATAAAGTTCGCAATTGTGCGGAACGTCGGAGCAAGTTTGTTCGCTAATGCTCCCGCCGTTTTAATTGCACCCTGCGCGAATTCGATAATCGTCGGGAGGACTTTTTTAATCGCGGGGAGAATTTCTTTATTCGCCCAATCGACAACTTGAAACGCGACGGGGAGAAACTCTTTCCCGAGGTCGGTCGTCAACGAGGAGAAATTCGCTTGCAGAACCTTAATTTGATTTGGTAAAGATCCGCCGAGCGTCGCGGCGAAGTCTCCGAAAGAGCCCGTCTTCTGAGCTTGCGCGAGGATTTCCGCTTGCGCGGCGAGTACTTTATTTTGCGGCGTTAGTGCTCCCTTAGTCGTCTTAATGAGACCCATTGCGAACGCGCGTTCCTTTAACGTCGCGTCATTAAGGAGAATACCGAATCTTCGAATCGGCTCGGATTCCCCGCGAAGAGCTGCGCCGATCGCCGTAATCGCTTCTTCGTTCGACGCGTTATAGAACGAACCGAAGTCGGCCGCAAGGGTCGTTAGTTGCGTAGAGAACCCTGCGAGATCTTCTCCCGAAAGGTTCGCGGACTTTCCGAAGATTGCGAACGTTGAAGCCGCGTTTAGAGCCTCGGTTTTTGAAAGACCAATTTTCGAAGCTGCGGTATCTGCGAAAGCGATTACCGCGTCCGACGCTTCTCCGAGCACGACTCTTGTTTTGTTAAGCGTCTCGTTGAAGTCCGACGCTTGTTTTACTGCGTAAACGAGAGGTGTCGCCGCCGCTGCGATTGCGCCAATTGCGACCGCGCCAATCTTTAAGCTCGCACGCAAAGCTCCGCCGACCGTCGAAGCCGTCTTCTTTAATCCTCCGAGCGTCTTCGATAATCCACGGATCGTCTTCGACGCGGCGTCTTTCGCGAGGAATGCGAACGTTACTTGCGCGCTATTGCCCGCCATAGTCTCCCCTTACTTCTTCGGAATGCGGATCTTTCCCTTCTTAGGGATTCCGCGTTGAATGATAGCGCGCAACGTATCCTCGAAGATCGATTTCGCCGTTCCGATATTTCGAGAGACCGCTTCCGAGACGAACGGTCGTCCGGGAATACGAGCCGTTCGGGTAACGGAGCCGCGGACGCTTGACCCGTTGACTGCGTTCGGAAGGGCGAGTCCGCCCTTTCCCGACTTTCTGTTCGGGGAGATTACATAGGGGACGCGAGAGACGCCGCTCGTGACGATCCAACGGTAAAATGCCCCTCTCGGATCGTTACGACTTTCTCCGGGACGAATTCCGACATACGCTCCCGGCTTATCGCGACGGACTTTATTAGACCGTACCGCTCGGGCGAGTCGACCCGTACGTCGAGGAGCTGCGGCTCGAACGGGCTTAACCATTGACTTAGCCGCGGCGTCGGAGGCCGCTTGTAAAGCTTTATCAATAAGTTTCTCGTTAAACCCCGCAGCGAAGCCGAGCGCGAGACTCGACATATTCTCGATCGACTTCTTATCGAGAACGAGGTCGACTCGTGATTGCGCGACGCTACCTCTTGCCACGGTTCCCGCCCTTCGTCGTATTCAAGTCCGAGAGAATCGTCGCCCATTGTAAGACGTCCCCGAGATCTTCTTCGAGGATCGTCCGCGGAGTGACGCCGAATTTCTCCGCAAGGATAACCGCGGTAACTATTGTCGGCGAGCTAACCCGCGTCTCGCCGAGGGCGATCCGCTGCGCCGCTCGCCTTATGCGGAAGGGACGGCTCCCTTAACCGCTGCCCAACGTGTAAGAAGCTGATCGATTGCGTCGTCCGGTGCGTCCGTCGGGTCGTCGAGGATCTCCTCGAATCCCGCCTCCTCGCGGAAGTTGTGAGCGACGATAAGCGAACGAATCGCGTTCACGCGATCCTCGGCATTCTCCGATTCAAGAAGGAGAGCCATTTTGAACGGGACGTGGAGCTTCATCTCCGCGAACCAACCCTCGAAGGGAGCCGCGAGGTCGACGCGAATTTTACGATCGGGACGAATATCCGCCATAAAGCCTCCTTATGATTTCCTTCGACCGATTACGGAAGCGCGGCCGTATCGCTTTCGACGACAATTTGAATCGTCTTCGCCGAGACCGGATCATATGCGAGAGTACCGGTGACGGTCATCGTCGTAAGCCCGTCCTCGTTCCCCGCGATCGGCTGAACGTCGGAAACGATAATCGAAGCGTAGACCGCCGCCGAATAGGTTCCGTCCGTCCAATTCAACTTCACAAATGCCTGATCGCCGAGCTTATCGAACCAAGCCGCCGCCGCTGCTGCGTTCGACTGAACGGTCAACGTGAGCTCGCCGCCGAACGCCGCGGACTCCGCGTGCGTGACCATTGTCTCGGTTCCCGCGAGGTACGCTTGACGCGTAATCCCGGTATTGATCGTCAACGAGAAGTCGAGCGCGTAGTTATACGCGGTATACGTCGCCGCGGTTCCGAGCGCGGTTCCCGTCGAGACCGTCCATAGACGACCCGACATAAACGGAGAGGTCGGGACGACCGTCCCCGCTGCGGGGACTGCGGTCGAGTTCGCGACGTCCTTCGCGAAGAGATTCGCGGAGAGTGCAGTCAAGCCGGAGCGATCCGCCGAGATCGTGATTTCGGTCGGGAGACAATAATTCAAGAGGTAGGCATTGCCGCCCGACGCAGTTCCGCCCGCGATATCCGCGCTGATAAACGAGTACGAGGTCGGCGAGTTAGCGGCCGTCCCCATGTTCCAATTGAAGTCCCAACGGTTCGGAGTTCCCGCCGTGATCGTCGGAGACGTCGCCATTCCGAGCCATACCGGAAGTTCGCCGACGGAGATTGCAGGAACGGAGACCGAGAGCTCGGGCTCGTTCGAGACGAGCGTCGCGGTCGTCGCGACGATCGGGTTTCGCAGGGCGACGGAACGTTCGGCTCCGAGCTCCCACGTCTTACCGATTGTGATAATGCCCGTCGGCTCGACGAGGAATTTCCGTCCGCCGGAAGCGAACGAAGGAGACGTACCCGCCGTACCCTCGGCTTTCCCTACGAGGGACGAGAAGAGAATATTTCCCGAGCTTGCGAGAGGCACTTTTTACTCCTTCTTTATGCACTCGTCGAGATCGCTTCGACCCCGACGATTTCTACGTTAGCCGACACTTCGATCACGGGAGCGTCCGCATAATCCGTCGAGTTTATATCCGTCGACGTGACCGACGCTTGCGCGACTCCCGTCGTGGAGTTTAGGGTAACCCCGTCAATAAGGAGATCCCGCACCCACGCGCGCCACATATTAAGGAGCTTGTATTGCGCCGAGTATTCGACGAGCGGGAGGTAGAGGGCGAGCTTAACGGTAAGCGTCGTCCGTCGATTCGAGGCTCCGTACTCGACGGAGTCCGTCTCCGAGTAGAGCACGACCGCAGGGAGAGCCCCGGAGATCGACTCGACCGGGTAGGCGAAGACTTTCTTTACGACGTATCCCGCGGGAGGAGTCTTCGCTGCGACGTGCGCGGCGAGAGCTTCGAGGACGGTTACGTCGTCCATTAGACCGCTTCTTTAACGCGTCGATAGGGTCGAATCATTAACTCAACGTCGGGATCGAGACGCGAGAGGAGACGGATAATACCCCCGTCCGGCGAGCCCGCCACGCCGTATGGGGAATTACGTCTCGCGTGCGTGCGTACACATTGCAGGAGGGTAGCGGCGACGATCGGTTGCGGTACGGCCGCGAAGCCCCTCGTGCCGCGCACCGAGACCCCTTCGGTCACGCCGACGGGAAGCGTCTTCGTTCCGAAGCTCGTAATGCGGATTGCGGTATACGGGAAGCCCGGAATCGCACTCGTTCCTTCGGGTCGATAGTCCGTTCCCGTTGTAAGGGTGACGTTCGGCGTCCCCGTATTCTGCTCGTCAATCACGACCGCAGTAATCGCGGAGAAGTCGTCGATCGGTAGGTAGAGGAAATCTTCCGCGGTATAGAGCACCGTCCCCGCTGCGGAATAAAAGAAGCGTCCGCACGCGTCGTCGATCGCGCGCGATACCGAATTGACGACTTGATCGATCTCGTCGTCCTCCGGCGTCATAGCCGCAGTCCCGAGCCCGAGCGCATTCTTGACGTCGTTCCTTGAAACGTACCCGTTAACGATTGCCACGGAGACTCCTTCTTTATTTCGCGGATCTTACTCTTCGTACGCGATCCGTAAGTTCCCGCCCACGCGAGGGACGCGCGCGTCGATTGTAGCGGATCGATAGTCGGGAACGCGGTCGATCGCGTCCCAATCTCCCGCGTCGTGCCACGAGTAAACGTGGAGCGGGTCGATTCGGTGATCGAGCATATACGCATTAAGAAGCCGCGTCATAGGGACGTCGACTTCCCCGGCTTGTGCAGCTTCCGCGCGGGCTTTCGTGATCGCTTTCTTGACGTCGCCTATGCACGAGAAGGAATACGCCCCGACGCATACCTCGACAAGCGGGACGCCGCGTCGATACCAACCCTCCGGGGTCGGGAAGTCCCAACGCCGAGCGGGAGCGTAGGCGACGCCGACCCAATCTCCCGACGGGATTCTCGGTTGCGGAGCGATAAGGGTATCGGCGAAAAGGACGAGGAGTTCGCCCTCGTCCGTATACGCGTCGAGATACGCCGCGAGAGCTCCGACCGGGCCGTCATACGCAGAGTGACCAATTACGCGCGCGACCCACGGGAGCGCGAGCGCGACTTCCGCCGCCTCTTCCGTACGGGTAACGATCGCGGTCGGGATACCGTCGAGAAGCCGCTCGTGCCACGCGTGAACGGGAAGACCGCCCGCCTCGACAAGAAGCTTATTCGAGCCGCCGAGCCGCGTCGACTTACCCGCGGCGAGAATGACCGCGTTCCGCTTCACGGTCGGGACTCGTGGAGCCAATCGGGAGAGAGACGGTAGATCCACGTCTTCGACGGGCATACGGAGAAGTTCGCTCCGGCGTCGAGGGCTCGTACCCATAGCTTCCAATCGTAGCCCTTCTCCGCCCGCCAACCTCCGAGATCGAGGAGGAGTTCGGTTCGAATCATTGCGACGTGAGAGACGATCGAGGATTGCCGAAGGAGTGCAGGATCGAAGGGTCGGTTATAGAGGTCGAAGTTCGGATCTCCGATAACTTGCGCGTAGGTATAAACGATATCCGCTCCCCCGGAGTGATCGAGGAGCGTCTCGATATGATTCGGGAGAAGGAGATCGTCGTCGTCGAGGATATGCGTCCACGTCGTCTCGACCGCGGAGGCGAGAAGATTCCGTACCCTATGCCCGCCCTCTCGACGATAGTCAATGCCGACGAGGTGATCCGCGGGAAGGATTGTCTGCGCACCGACGGACGCGATCGCTTCCGCTCGTTGCACCTCGCGACCCGAAAGGCTCGCCGTAATGACCGTAACGTCTTTCACTTCTTCGCCCTCATTGCAGCTCGACGAGCTTCTCGATTGACGGGAATCGGCCCACGCTTAAAGTCGCGGAAGATCTCCTCCGCCGTTTTAAGGATCGGCGACCAATGCTCCTCGAAGACGCGTCCCGTCTCATACTGCGAGGAGAACGCGACCGCAGTTTCGGAGACTTTCTTCGCCTCCTCCGTATTCCCCTTCAATGCGTACGAGGCTTCGAGCGCGTCGACGATTCCGTCCGTACTCGGGATCTTCCAAAACGAATTTTGATACGGGTCATAATCGAGCTCGCCGTCGATCTTCCAACCCGCCCCGAGGAGTTCCGGTTGCGCCGTCCAATTGGTCACGATCGCGGGGACGCCGCACGCTTGCGCCTCGACGACGCAGAGTCCGAACCCTTCTCCGCGAGACGCAGAGAGGAGCACGTCGGACGCGCGGTAAAGATCCGCGACGGTCGAGTTCGGGATTCCCATTCGATACTCGTATTGTGGAACGATTCGGATTCGATCGATCGGAGCTTTCACCGCAGCGATAAGACGCTCGAAGTTAATCCCGTTCGCGAGCCCGAGGGCTTCCGTGTGGAGGTAGAGGTACGCGTCCTCGTGCCGAGCCGCGAACCTCGACCAAGCGAGGAGCATCTCCCCGAAGGACTTTCGAATCGGCGTCGTCCCCTTATTCGCTGCGTTAATCATTGAAACGTGCGCGTCCGCGGGGAGTTGCATTTTCGGCCGCATTGTCGAGGAGCCCGGAGCGAAGATCTTCGTATCGATTGAATGCGGAGCGTAAAAAACTTTATCGCGCGGAATTCCCGCGTTAAGAAGTTCCTTCTCTCCGAAGCGCGACATTGCGACCGCGTACTTTGTTCCGCCGCGCGTAAAGAATTGCTTTACTTCGTCCGGGACGGGCGAGTGATCGATCGGCGTCCACGAAAGAAGCGGGAGCGTATCCCACGCCGAAGCTTTATAAACCCATACGTCGAAGAGGGTAAGACCAAAGCCGACTTCTCCGCCGACGAAGTTCGCAATTTGCGCGGGCGTAATATCGTTCGAATATCCGTCGATCCCTTGCGGGAAGACGGGAATTCCGTTCCATTCGAGAGACGTCCCCGCGAGTCCATAGTTCGCGAGGACTGCGACGTCGTGACCCGCTGACTTCAATCGAGGAGCGAGCTCGGCGACTTGTTGACCGTATCCGGTCGGAGTCCACGGAGCGTTCGAAGCGATCGCGATTCTCATTAAGCCTCCTTAAATGATTCGAGCCCGGAGCCCGATCTTATCGGGTTCCGGGCTCGAAGTCTACACCCGCTCGGGTGCGTTCGTCTTAGCTATTCGCCGAGACGAGGATTCGACCGGCGTTCCCGTCGGGGAGCTGACCGTCGAACGTGTAGATCGAACGAATGCCCGTCGAGTTGATCTCGAAGTAGCGATCCTGCGACGTAGCTACGTCCACGGAGCCGACTTCGCGAATGAAGTACGACGGCTCGTGAATGAGCACGACGGACTTCGAAGCGGAGCCGACCGCGGCCATATGCACGTTCTCGCGTACGCGGAAGCCGAGAAGCGTCTCGGGCTGACCCGCTGCGAGGGACGGCTGCAGGAGGAACTGACCGTTCGTATCGGTAAGCTTGCGAGCCTTGCTAATCGCGGAGGTGCTCATATGCCAAGCCGTCGCGGGGCGACGGTACTCGGGCGATAGAGCGTACTGCGCGGTAATCAAGTCCTTAGCGTCCCAATACGCCGAACCGGTAGCGGTCGAGAGAGCACCCGCGGTATTAAGAGCGGTCACGAAGCCGTTAGGCTGAACCGTTCCCGTACCGAGCGCGCACGCTGAACCCGCTGTGTAGGCAATCTGCCTACCGGCGGCCCGACCAACGTATTCAACCAAATTGAATCCGGCACTTCGGATCAAATCGTTTGATGCGAGGGTAAGCGTCGCGAGTGCGTTCGCACCGAGCGTTACCGAAGTAAAGACCGGATCCGCCGCCGCGATCGTTCCGCCCTGCGAAACGAACGCCGCCGCCGGAGCGGTTCCCGCTACGACGGGGACGGTGATATTACGAGCGTCCGAAGTTCGAACCTTCGTTGCGCCCTCGTAAATCGGGTTCCCTGAAACGAGAGCCTCGACGACGAAGTCGGCGAAAGTAACCGGAGTCGTAGCGGTTGCAGTTGCGAGAGCGCGCATCTCGAACGAAACGCGATTCTTCTCGCCCGCGAGGATCGCGCGCAGAAGATCGGCGTCGTTGTCGATTGCAGGAGCCGCGGTTACTTCGAGGCGATCGGCGATTGCGCCGAGCTTCTTAGCGCGCTCCTCGTTCTTGCCGAGATCGTCGATCTTGGCAAGCTTGCCGTTCATAGCGTCGGAAAGCTTGGCGTACTGCGCCTCTTCCTCGGCTGATAGTTCCCGCTTCTCTTCGGCGGCGCGAGCTACGAGTTCCTTAGCGGCCTCGAAGTCTCGACGGTAGCCGTCGTGAAGCGTAGTCAAAACGTCCTTCGACATTTGTAACCCCTTCTTCCCTCATAGGGAAATTCTATTCGCCGTTCCTGCGGTTTCGAGACGAGCGGTTATCCGGGGATAACCTAAGTCGACTGCGATCCTTAGAGTTAGGGCTTCTTAAATATTACGCGCGCGACGCGCGAGTTCGAGTTCCTTCTCGCGGATCGAGCGTGGTACGGACTGCTCCTTCTTCGGAGCCTCCTCGACGACGATCTCCTCGGCGACGGGTTCCTCGACGGGAGCCTCGACGACCGGAGCCTCGACGGGCTTCTCGGGAGCTGCGGGGAATTTGGTCGGGACTCCTTCGACGTCACGAAGGGAGACTTCGAGCGCGGCCGTAATCGCTTTCGCGTGATCGCCTCGCAGCTCGCCCGCGAGCATTGCGGAGAGCGCGTCTCGGAGTTCGCTCGTATCGACGCCCGCACGATCGGCGAGCGATCGAACCGCGACGAGAGAGAGCGTTCCCGGATAGTACGGTTGCATTCCGGTAAGAGCCGACACTTCGACGAGTTTTACGTCGCGCAGTTCGCGCACTCCGTCGTCGTTAATTTGATTCGCTCGGGTCGTAAAGAAGCCAAACGACATTCCGAGGGACGACGACATTGTACGAACGAGCTCGGCGAGGTCACGGTGCCACGAGATATTAGAGTTAAGTCGGATACGCGCGAGAAGCCCCTTCTCGTCCTCTTCGAGTTCAAGGGTTCCCGACTTCGTCGTACCGAGAAGAAGCTTCGGGTCGTGATCCTGATACGCGCGAATATCCCATTCGCCGCGATTAGCGGCCGCAAGACTGCGCGAGAATGCGCCCTTCTTGACGACTTCCGGTGCGACGCCGTCGCCGCTCGGGGAGTCGAAGAGGGAAGCGTATCCCTCGAACGTCATTCCCTCGTCGTCGATTGCGCGTAGGTTCGCGGTCGCGTGCCTGAACTCGATTCCCATTTCGTCTCCCGTCTTCGTTTCTTCTCTCTCCGCGGAGAACGTTTCGATAATAGCCTCGACCCACGCTTTCGCGGGATCTCCTCCCCACAACGCCCACGCGATCCGACCCGCGGACGGGAAGCCGTCTTCGCCCGGACGGAATCCTTCCGCCTCCTTGTCGACTTCGTGACGCGCGAAATATGATCGCATACGACGGATCGTCTCCGCCGGAAGACGCTTACCCGCTGCGATATCCCGAGCTCGTGCGACGCCGACAAGCGTCCCGCCTCGGTTAAATTCACGCCGCCATTCGAGCCCTCGTTCCGCCTCTTCGCGCATAGCCGCGGTCGGCTCGTACCCGTCGGGATCGATCGCTCGATCCTCGTCCTCGTCCGTCTCGGCGTGATCGGCGAGATACTCCGCGGGCGTAAATGCGTCGATTCCCATTCCCGCATAAATGCGTCGAATCTCTGCGTCGTCGTCGATCGCCTCCTCGATATCGTAGCCGTCCTCGATAAGCTTAAAAACCTTATACGACTTAAACGCATTCGACGCGTTCGGCCCGACCGGGAAGTCGGAGAGGTAGATCTCGGAATAACCGAGACCCGCGTCGTCGAGGAAAAACTTCGTCTCGCGAAGTCGGTCGTCTTGACGACCGGAGACGACGATCACGCGATCGCCGCTTGCGACTTCTCGATTAAGGATCGCGATTAGCGGTTCGTTCGGCTTCCCGTTTAGGTCGAGCGTCCCGTCGACGTCGACGATAATCACGCTCACGGATTCGGAGCCGTTACGAGAACGTCAACTTGCGCGCCGCCGTTCGTATCGTATCCGTACACGGAGTCTTGGTCGTAGACCATAAAGGAGACCGTATCGCCGTTCCCGATTTGGTAGCCGGTAGTATCCGTGACCGCGGAGCCGCCGACGTGAATCGCTCCGCCGGAATGATTAGTTATATAAATCATTGCAGCATTCGCGCGACTCGTATAAATGAGCGTCGCCGTCGCAGTCCCGAGGCTTGTCCCGAAAGTAAGGAGGCTCATAGACCCGCGACTTTCTTCGCCTCTTCCGGCGACATACCCGACCCGACGAGGATCGCGAAGATATCCGCTTTTTGACGAGCTGCGGCGAGAGCCGCGTCCGCCTCGTTTAGCGGTTGACGATATGCGTCGGCCGAGTCGTCGTCGATCGGAGAAAGATCCTCACTTCGTCTAATTTCTGAAACGCTCAACCAACCCGAAGCGAGCCCCTTAGCGTACGCGTTATATCGAGATTCGGTAGAGCCGCGGAGGAGCGAATCCATATTCAACTTAACGAATGCTTCGGGGAGAGGGATTAGGGTCGAGAGTGCGCGTTCGATGAGTTCCGCAAGCGGGCGAAGTGTAAAGCGGACGAAGTCCTCTGATAACTGCTCGACTGATCCGTACGACATAGCACCCGGCGTCGTGACTGCGAGGAGTGCGGGAGGCACGCGGTAGATTCGCGCGATCTCGTTAACCGTGAACTCTCGCGAGCCGAGGAGCTGCGCGTCCTCGGGACGGAACGAGAGAGCTTTAAACGTCGCACCAACGAGGACGCCGGGAGTGTGCATATTCGCTCCCGTGTGATGACGAATCCAACCCTCCTTGATCGCTTTCACTTGATCGGGAGTCAACGAAGAATCGGAGACTTCAATTACGCCCGTCGGCGTTGTACCCGTCGCGAAGAATCGGTTCGCGTACTCTTCGAGCGTCAAGCCGAGCGCGAACGTGTTTCGCAGCGCGTCAAGAGGCGAGAGACCATAGTCCGCACCCGGAAGTCGGATAAGCGGAATATGCAAAATCGTTTCGGGGCCGAAGACGGTTCCGTCGAGATTCTCGTTACTGCGTACGACGTAGCGAACCTCTCGCCCGTGACGTTCGATCGTTACGGACTCCGGGTGAAGGACGCGAACTTCGAGCGGTTCGAGCGTCTCGGGGTCGCGGGGTGCGTATACGTATGCGTTCCCCGAGAGCATTAATGAGGTTACGATTTCGGAAATGACGGATTGAATCCCATACGAGACTTCGTTCGGTACGGGTTGCGTAATCCACGTCGGCTTGACTCCGCCCGGACGATACGGTCGACGCTGACCGTTATCTCTGCGATATGCGTCGAGAGGCATGGTCGAAGTAAGATCGGCGAGAATACGCACGCACGCCCACGCCGTCGAGAGTCCGAGGACGGACTTCGGGTCGACGCGTTGAATCGTCAACGAAGGAACGCGATCGAACGCTTGCGGAAGAAGACCGAGTCCGTTTAGGTTTCGCTCCTCCGAGCTCGTACCGAGAATCCGTCGAAGAACGCTCACTTCTTACCCCTCGAATATCCGATTGCGATTAATGAGATTCCGGCGAGTCCGATAATAATTGCAGGGTGCAGAATCCACGCGGCGAAGAGTAGCATTGCGAGCCCTGCGAGTTCGAGAACGTTCGAAATCATAGACTAAAAAACCCCACGCTACGAGCCGGCTTCGCGGCTTCGCTTGCATAATACCTCGCCCGGTCGAGAGCCATACATAGCGCGACCGCGCAATCGATTTTCCTCGGAGACGATCTCCCCTCTTTTGTAAGCCGAGGCCCGAATCGGTCGATCTTAATGCGTGCGTTGTCGACGTGACGGGCGAGAGCCGCCGCGAGGACGGGATCTCCTCCCCACGAGAGGCTCCCTTGCGTGATCGATTCGAACGCGGCTTGCGTGCAGCTCACCATACGAGACGCGGATTGCGGATATTCGGTGACGTTCATTCCCTCTTTCTCGAAGCGTTCGAGGGAGCGTTGCCAACGATACGGGTCGGCGCAGAGTTCGACGATCTCGTACTTCGACCGCAGCGCGAGGACGGCTTCCTCGACGTCGCCAATATCGACGCGCCAATGCGGATCGTCGAGCGGACGCTCGAAGACGAGGAGCGGTTCGATATATCCGTCGAGGGTTGAAGCTACGAGAACCGACGCGTCTCCGTCGAACGAGCCGTCCCACGCGGCGACGATCTTCTCTCCCGGTTGCAAGCGTCGATCCGTTCGACACTTGTCGAAGACGCCCGCGGGAAGCCACGCCGCCGCACCCGCAGTCAACCAACGATTAAGACGCTTCGTCTCGAACGCGTCTCGTGGAAGTGACTTGACCGCCGACTTAAAGTCTTCGGGATCGAGGAAATCTCCGTACGCGGGATTGGCCGCTTTCCACGCCTCCTCGGAATCCCATTCGACTCCGTCGGGAGCGTGAAAGTATCGGAAGTAAAACGAGTCGTCTTCGAGCTCGCCCGAGGCGAGCCGTTGTCCGTATTGAAAGAGCCGATAGCAAATCGAGTCTTGACCCTTCGCGTCCGTCTTCGATCCCGCGGTCGAGATCGCGAGGACGAGCGGATTCTTGCGCGTACCCGATCCGAGGTTCACGGTCGCCCATAGTCGATCGTTCGGTTGCGTGTGCAGTTCGTCGAAGATAAGCGCGGAGAAGTCGTACCCTTCCGCCGCGTCCGAGTCGGACGAGAGCACGCGGAGGACGGAGCCCGTCTCGGGATATTCGATCACGTCGCGGAGAACCCGCAGCTTCGACGAGAGCACCGGGTCGAGTTCGACCATACGCGCGCACTCGCGGAAGACGATTCGGGCTTGCGCGCGGTCGGACGCGACGACCCCGACGTACGCGCCGACTTCGGTAAAGAGCGAATAGAGCGCGATCCCCGAGGCGAGGAGAGACTTCCCATTCTTTCGCGGGAGGAGAAGAAGACCGCGACGCTTGCGACGTCGGCCGTCCTCTTTAAGTTCGAAGAGATCGTCGAGAATCTCGCGTTGCCACGGACGCAGCTTGATTAGGTGACCCGCTCCGTCGCCCTTCGAGAGTCGGCAGAACGTCTCGATAAATTGCGCGACGAGGTGACCGTCGGAGTTACGCTCGACGCGCGGCTTTAATGATCGCTTCGAGCTTCGCCGTTGCGGAGTTCGCTCCGTCGTCAATTACGCCTCGCAGTCCCGCCCGAGCCGCCGGGGTTAGCCCCAACTCTCGCGCGTATTTCTTCACACTCTCCGCATTATCGCGGACAATTTGGTGAAGCGGATTCTTCACAAATTCTCCCGCTCGACCCTTCAAGAGAGGCCCCGTCTTCGAGAGCATAGCCTCCGCTTCAACATAGCGAACGTACGCTTCGCAGTAAAGCCGAAGGATATCTTTATCCGCAGAGGTTAAGACTCCGGTCGAACCGAGCGATTCGATCACGCGTTCCCATACGATCCGAGCCTCGGGTCGAAGATCGGGAGGAGGAGTCATTGACCCGCCCGCCGGAATCGGCTCCGCGTAATTGATCACGCTCGGACGCGTCTCTCCGGCGAGAAGCTTTAATCGCGTCGGCTTCGGTTGCGGGCCGCGACTACCCACGAGGCGAGAACTCCTCGCCGCAGCTCGGGCAAGTCACCTTCCGCTCCGGCTTCGACGTCGGGTTGACGACCGCGTCGAGGACGCCCGCTTCGGACGCGACGGATTCGAGGAGTTGCATAACTGCGGCTTCTCCCGAGGTGACGTCGTCGAGGAGTTCGCGTAGTCGAGCCGAGTCCGCATAGGCGAGATCTCCGACCGGGTCGTACGTCGCGAGGACGAGACGCTCCTCCTCTTCGGAGAGTTCGACGTAGGAAACGGGGATCGCTTTCTCGTCTCGGGAAAGAGCGAGCTCGACGCGGAGGTGACCGTCGACGAGGTGACCCGTCGTACGGTTCACGATCACGGGAGCCACGAACCCGACTTCGTCGAGGAGCGCGAGGAGCGCGTCACGTTGACGGATCGGGTGACCGCGGAAATTACCGGGGTTCGCGAGGAGCTGCTCGGGATCTTCGGCTCCGATTCCAACGATTCGATTTCGTAGCGGCTTCGTCATTCGTCGAGTGTAGCGGTTCGAGTTCCGAACCGAAACCCGTTCGGTAACAAAAATCGAAAAACCTCTCCGAGCGTACGCGGCTT